ATCCAACCCCAGAAGAAGAAGAAGAAGAAGATGGTGGTTTAGCAGTAAAGTGACTTGACTTTTGGTGAGAAGGTGATATTATATACTTATGATTATACACAAACTACAATCCAACGTAATCGTTCCACAGCGTCAAACTGAGTGGTCTGCCTGTTTCGATGTTCATGCTCACCTGCGCGGACCGGTCATCTCAGAGGACAAGGCACCAAACTTTAAAAAGGTAACGATCATCGATCGAACTAATACGAAACGCGAAGTTTCGCCTGAAGTCACATGGGAGAATGACACACCCCATACCAAGATTATCATCCCACCAAACAGTCGTGCATTAATCCCAACGGGAATGGTGTTTGACATTGAACCAGATTACTCGGTTCGTATGCATCCACGTTCGGGACTTGCTTGGAAGTATGGAGTCACAATGGTGAACTGTGAAGGTGTTATTGATGCGGACTACAGAGAAGAAGTATTTGTTCCTCTGTTCAACACAACTGAAGTCCCGTATGCAATTGAGCATGGTGACAGGGTTGCACAGTTCGAAATTATTCGTTATTATGATACCGTAACTTATCTCTCTTCTACCACCGCCAAGGCAGAGAATAAGACTGATAGAGTTGGTGGATTCGGATCAACTGGAGTATAAATTATGAATCGTAAAGAACTTCTCAATCATCACGCTGAACTATGTGAACAGGCTATGGGTATCATGAAACAAAAGAATCATGATTACGCTGGACAAGATGGTGGGCAACCTTTCGCAAACTTCGAGCGTTGTGAAGCTATGGGTGTGTGTTCTACCGAACAGGGATTCCTTGTCCGTGTTATCGACAAGGTTTCGCGTCTTGCTACTTTTGTAGAAGCAGGGGAACTCAAGGTTGACAACGAAGGGTACGAGGACGCAGTTCTTGATATCGTCAACTACATGATTCTGTTCTCGGCTTTTGTCAAGGACAAGAATGAAGGTGAAGTGACTACGGAATCTCCAGAACTTCCATCTTTCAATATACACACAGATGACACACAAGATCTTCCACCTCAGTATAAAACCGTGATGCATCACCCTGTCTGAACAAATGAAATTCTATACAAATGTAGCTGTGCGTGGGGACAACATCCTCTACAGAGGCTATGAAAACGGAACTCCGATTCAGGAGAAGGTTCCCTTTCAGCCTACTGTGTTTGTCCCCACGAAGGAACCGAGTGAGTGGAAAACTCTTCATGGAGCAAACGTCGAACCGTTTGTTGCTGGTGGTATTCAGGACACACGAAAGTTCATCAAAGACTATAAGGGTGTCGCTGGGTTTTCTGTTCACGGTGTAACTGATTTTCAATATCAATACATCAGTGATCGTTTCCCAGAAGAGATGGACTATGATCCATCACAACTCAAGACAGCCAATATCGACATTGAAACTACTTCGGACGGTGGGTTCCCCAATCCAGATAATCCAACAGAGTCGATCATTGCAATCACCGTAGATTTTGGTGGTGATATCCATGTGTTCGGCGTAGATCATTTTCATATTGATCGAGATGATATAACGTGTCATGTTCATACAAACGAACGCGACATGCTTTTGGATTTCATCTCTCTGTGGGATAACGAGAAACCAGATATCGTGACGGGATGGAACATTCGTTTCTTTGATATTCCATATCTCGTCAACCGAATTCGTTTTATCCTAGACAACAAGGAAGAGAAGTTCCTATCTCCGTGGCGTGTTTTGAAAGAAAGAAACATCACACGGATGAACAGAGAACATAATGTTTACGAGTTGTTGGGTATTGCAACTCTAGACTACTATGAACTTTACACCACGTTTACCTATGTCACTCAAGAATCATATAGACTTGATCACATCGCATTCGTGGAACTGGGTGAACGCAAACTTTCATATGATGAGTTCGACAGTATGGCAGAGTTCTACAAGAAGGACTTTCAGAAGTTCGTTGAGTATAATGTCAAGGACGTTGAACTCGTCGGTAAACTAGAAGACAAGCTCAAGCTACTGGAACTGGCGACTTCTCTTGCGTACTCCGCCAAAGTAAACTTGATGGATATCTTCTCTCAGGTTCGAACGTGGGATCAGATCATCTATCACTTCCTCCAGAAGAAGAAGATTGCAATACCACCAAAATCAATGACGAGGAAAGATACTCAGTATGAAGGTGCGTATGTCAAGGAACCAATCGCTGGTAAGCATGATTGGATTGTTTCATTCGACTTGAACAGTCTATACCCTCACCTGATCATGCAGTACAACATCAGTCCCGAGACTCTCATTCCTATGGAGGATGGTGAGAGGTTTGGTATTGGACCAAACAACATCCTAGATGGCGGAGAGAGTCAGCACAGTAGTAAAGCATACAAGAAGATACAGAACTTCACAAACATGGGATACTCTATTGCAGCGAATGGAACTTGCTACCAAAAGGACAAGCAAGGGTTCCTCGCTGAGTTGATGGAAACCATGTATAAAGAACGTAGTATATACAAGAAGAAGATGATCGACTGTCAGAAACGACAGCAAGCAGGGGAGTCTGGTTTAGAAAATCAGATTGCGAAGTTCAACAACTTCCAGTTGGTTCGTAAGATTCAATTGAACTCTGCTTATGGTGCGATTGGTAACGAGTGGTTCCGCTATTACGATGTCCGCATGGCGGAAGCAATCACACTGTCTGGGCAGTTGAACATTCGATGGATCGCGGACAAGTTGAATGAGTTCCTGAATGAAACTCTTGATACCGACGACTATGACTATATCGTTGCAAGCGACACAGACTCGGTGTACCTTCGTCTCTCTAACCTAGTGGACAAGGTTCTTCCTGACTGCGATGACAAGGATAAAATTACCAACTTCCTGAACAAAAGTTGTGCAGAAATTATCCAACCATTCATCGACAAGAAGTATGACGAGTTGGGTAAGATGCTGAACGTCTTCGAGAATAAGATGGTGATGGAACGCGAAGTTATCGCGGACAAGGGTGTTTGGACCGCGAAGAAACGATACATGCTTAATGTGCATAACAGTGAGGGTATTCAATACAAGGAACCCAAACTAAAGATCATGGGCATCGAAACGACTCGGTCTTCTACGCCACAGTTTGTTCGGGACAAACTCAAGACGGCGATCAAATTGATTCTTACCAGTGACGAAGAATCTGTTATTGAATTCATTGATCAAGTTCGAGTTGATTTTTTCAACCAGAGACCCGAAGATGTTGCGTTTCCCCGAGGTGTTTCTGCTTTGGAGAAGTATCAGGACTCGGCTAGTATCTACAGGAAGTCAACGCCGATTGCGGTTAAGGGTGCGTTGATATATAATCATTACTTGAAAGAGTATGGTATCCAGAGAAAGTATCAAGAAATCCAAGAAGGTGACAAGATAAAGTTTCTATACCTCAAGCAGCCAAATCCAGTTGGTGGTGTGTATGGTACTGATCATGTTATATCTTTTGCAAATTCTATCCCGAAAGAGTTTGAATTGTTGGAGTTTATCGACTATGATAAGCAGTTCCAAAAGAGTTTCTTAGATCCTCTCAAGAACATTCTTGACGCAATCGGTTGGAAGCACGAAAAGATTTCCACCCTCGAATCACTATTTTAGGAGAACGTATGTCATTTTTAGAATCTATGGTAAAGAAAGCAAACAATGAATATGCAAATATTGTTTCTCAAGGACTTGAAGGGAGTGATGTAAGTGGATTCGTTGACACTGGGTCTTATATTTTTAATGCTCTTCTTTCTGGCAGCCTTTACGGGGGTATCCCTGACAATAAAATTCTTGCTATTGCTGGCGAGAGTGCCACTGGTAAGACTTATTTTACGATGGGCATTGTACATAAATTTCTTCGTGATCGGCCTGATGGTGTTGTACTCTATTTTGATAGCGAGCAAGCAGTAACCTCGGACATGTTCAAGGAACGTGGTTGTGACACAAATCGAGTTGCTGTTTTCCCTGTAGCGACAGTAGAAAACTTCCGCCATCAAGCGATCAGTATCGTGGATAGTTACCTCGAACTTCCCGAGAGTGAACGTAAGCCTATGCTTATCTGTCTTGACTCACTTGGGATGCTTTCTACTGAGAAAGAAATGACTGACACCGCAGAGGGTAAGCTAACCAAGGACATGACTCGCGCACAGTTGGTGAAGGCTACCTTCCGCGTTCTTACCATGAAGCTAGGAAAGGCAGGCATTCCTCTGATCATGACGAATCATACTTATGATGTCGTTGGTTCCATGTTCCCACAGAAAACTATGGGTGGTGGTTCTGGACTGAAGTATGCCGCTTCGACAATCGTATATCTCTCAAAGAAGAAGGTGAAAGAAGGAACCGATGTTATCGGAAATATCATTCACTGTAAACTCTTCAAGGGTCGATTGACGAAAGAAAATTCTATGGTTGATGTCATTCTAAATTATGATCATGGTCTTAGTCCCTACTATGGACTGACTGAGGTTGCCTTGAAGTATGAAATCTTCAAGAAGATATCTACTCGACTTGAGATGCCAGACGGAACTAAGATCTATGAGAAGCAGCTATACAAGCAGCCAGAAAAATATTTTACAGAAGAAATCATGCAGAGGCTAGAGGAAGCAGTTGCTTCTGAGTTTAAGTATGGTACAATGGAACCCACAGAAAAGGAGCAAACTGATGAGTCAAGTGAAGTTTAATTACATTCCCATTGAGGGACTAGAGACCGATGCTATTAGTATTCTTGAGGGTGAATATGAAGGTCTTCATTTTCATTACGGAACCGTTTCTTTCAATGAGAAAGAAGATGATACCATTGAGATGAAGTTCAACTACAACATCCTAAACAAGCCTGATGGGTTTGAGGACAACGAAGACTTCAAAAACTTCGCAGGGGATCTATTGGTACGGATTATGGAAGAAGAGCTACCTTCCTTAGCGCAGGAGGGATCCTACGAGGACACAGCGGACATTCCTGAACTGATAGAAGAAAAAATTAAGACGTTGAAAGAAGAACAAGATAGGCTACGTAATGGAGAAGAATATGCAGAGAGTGGAACAAACGATACTTCGACACCTGATCCACACGGATGAATATTCTAGAAAAGCCTTTCCTTTCATACAACCCGAATATTTTTCGGATCGTTGCGACAAAATTGTATTCGAATTGATCTCTCAGTTCATCGCAAATTATAATACTCTTCCTGCGCCAGAAGCTATTCGTATCTCCTTGAATGAAAGACGCGATCTTGCTCAGTCTGAGTATGATGATTGTGTCACTTTAATTCGTGAGATATCTGATAAGCCTGAGGATGTTGATTCAAATTGGTTGGTAGAAACAACAGAATCATTTTGTCAACGTCGAGCAGTATATAATGCCATCATGGAATCCATCCAGATCATTGATGGTAAGAGTAAGGCGAAAACAGAAACCGCTATCCCACATATTCTTTCAGATGCTCTTTCAGTATCGTTCGATGCACACATTGGACATGACTATATTGAAGATGCCGATGCTCGATATGAATTTTATCACAAGGTAGAAAATCGTGTTCCGTTTGATCTTGAATTTATGAACTTGATCACCAATGGTGGGACTCCGAANAAAACCTTGAACATTGTTATGGCGGGAACTGGTGTCGGTAAGTCTCTATTCCTGTGTCATCATGCAGCAAATTGTTTANCACAGAACAAGAATGTTCTTTACGTTACATGCGAGATGGCAGAGGAAAGAATTGCGGAACGTATCGATGCAAACTTAATGGATATTGGTATGGACGAACTTCATCAGCTTTCAAAACAAGTTTATGATTCCAAACTCAATAGAGTTTCAAATGAGTTCAGTGGTAAATTGATCATCAAGGAATATCCCACATCAACGGCTACTTCTAACCATATTCGGATTCTTCTTGAAGAGTTGTCGATGAAGAAAAAGTTCAAGCCAGATATTGTGATTGTTGATTACCTAAACATCTGTGCAAGTGCTAGACTGAAGAACAACGGTAACGTGAACAGCTACAACTACATCAAAGCAATCGCTGAAGAACTTCGTGGTCTTGCTGTTGAGTACAACGTTCCTGTCTTCTCTGCAACTCAGGTGAATAGAAGTGGTTTTGCTTCTAGTGATTTTGGACTTGAAGATACTTCAGAATCCTTTGGGTTGCCAGCGACTGCTGACTTCATGATTGCAATGATTGGTACAGAGGAACTGGACGAACAGAATCAAGTTCTCATCAAGCAACTGAAAAACCGATACAACGATGCAGTATCTAACAGAAAGTTTGTTCTTGGTATTGATCGGTCTAAGATGAAGCTGTATGATGTGAAGGATGCAACTCAAGTAGGTCTTGTTCAATCAAACCAAGACAAACCAACTGATGTGTATGGTTCAGGTTTCGGCGAGATGAAAGAAAAATCAGACTTTACTGAATGGTCTATATGAGTACATACGTTGACAAAAAGTTTATCAATCTGGTTTCTGTTCGATTAGAAAAGTTTAGTTGGAAAAGTGACAAGTTAGCAAATTGTAGATGTCCTCTCTGTGGAGACTCGAAGAAGAATAAAAATAAATGCAGAGGATACTTCTATAAGAAGAACAATGACTTCTTTTACAAATGTCACAACTGCGGAGCGGGAACTTCACTGTACAGATTTTTAGAGTCGGTGAGTCCACAGTTAATGAAAGAGTATTCTCTTGAGCGATGGAAGAATGGTGAAAGTGGTAATTCTAACTACATAAAACCAGAAGAAACAAATATGTTCGGAATGTTTAGCAAACCAAAATTCAAACCCAATTCATCCTTACTTAAGGATTTGGTGTCTATTGATAAGTTGAAATCGAATCATAAAGCATATGAATTCTGTAAGATGAGAAAGATTCCAGAGAAGTTCTATGATATTCTTTATTATTCTGACAACTTCGGTTCATGGATGTCAAAGCTAGATCCAGAATGTCTTGCAGTTGGTAAAGAGGAACGTCTCGTCATTCCTTTCTTTAATAAAGATGGTGATGTTATTGGAGCGCAAGGTAGACTTCTTTCGTTCAAGGGAGAAGAGACTGCTAGAACGAGTGCGCGGTATATTACTGTCAAGGGGGACAAGAGTATTGATCGCCTGTGGTATGGACTTTGGCGTGTCGATCCCAAGAAGAGAGTCTATGTTGTCGAAGGACCAATCGATAGCCTATTCATTCCGAACACAATTGCAATGGTTGGTGCGGGTGCAATAGAAAATCTGCATGATAGGTTGATGGGTACTGATGTTGTTTATGTTCTTGATAATGAGCCTAGGAACAAGCAAATTATAAACTACATGGACAGACTCATAAATAAAGACTGTAAGGTTTGTATTTGGCCTAGTACAATCAAAGAAAAAGATATTAATGATATGATCTATACTAAGTCCGCGAAGGAAATACAGAAGATCATGGACAACAACACATATAGTGGTTTGGAAGCCAGATTGCATTTTAGAAACTGGAGAAGATCATGAGTAAAGAAGACGAAGAAGAAATTCCAGACGAAGTTTATCTCGCTGCTGTGCTAAATTTTGGTAGAAAGTTTTCTGAATATGTGAAAGAAATGGATAAAAATCTTTGGGAAAGAGCTATTGCTTACGCCAAAGATTTTGTAGAAGTTGAAGGTTATGAAGTGTTATTTGATTACATAGAAACTGAGGAAGATGATGACGACAAAGAAGCCGAGTGAAAAGGTATTGAACAAAGGATTTGTTGCTCTCGTTGATAGGATGGGCACGGATCTAACTGTCGTTGACTCTGCTCGCGTTTCCTTTGACAAGGAAAGTGAGTGGCATTATGATGAAGAAGCAATGTCTAAAATTCAGGGATCTAACTGGCAAGCAGATAGGTTGCGGGATGAATTTAAAACTCTATGTGAAGCTGATAAGAAACTTATTAATTATCTTGCAAAACATAAACACTGGACACCATTCGCACACCCACAGATCACACTAAGGATCAAGGCGCCAATCTCAATCCGAACCCAGTTCTTCAAGCACAAGCAGGGATTCGTCGAGAATGAGATCAGTCGTCGCTATGTTTCATTCAAACCTGACTTCTATCTACCACAGTGGCGGGGTAAGCCCAAAGGTAGTGCAAAGC